TTTTTTTTTTTTTTTTTTTTTTTTTTTTTTTTTTTTTTTTTATTTTTATATTTAGTTAGTTCTTTGTGAACTTATTTTAACATTTTTCTAGAAATCTCCTACCCTAAATACTGATACATGATTATTACACATATTAGGGATCCACTTATGTCTACTTTGGAGCATAGCTAGAGTGGGATAAGATTCAAAAATCTCTTCAGCTGTCATTCGCGTTTTTTTTATAATCGACTTAATAAAAGGGAATTTACTACGATCATTTACCCATTCTTGATATATTTGGAGAGGCGTCAACGGACTTAGCGTCTTAACATAATCATAAACTGTTTTACATGCTTCATAAGCTACCAAGTTAGTTCCCGTTGTATCCCACATTTGACCTACGGCCTTCAATATCGCCCCCAACACGCCTTCTTCTTCAGTCACTGCACATAATCGAACTAAGGACTCCACGTGTGGTTTAAAAGGTAAGACAGGAGCAGAATCTGGTCCCAAAAAATTTGCTATAAAATAGCGCTTTAAAAATTTTGGTCCTTGATAAGTCATCACTCCCGTATTATGGTTTACTTCTGATAAAAACTTCTCATACTCTCTATAATCTCGCAACTCCATCCCTAAAAACTCCTTCAAAAAAAGAGCAAAAGATGTAGCGCCTAGCATACCTCTCAATACTTTTGGTGCACACCACACATGATCATCGCCATATATTATTATAGCAATAAAGCCCAAGACTAAACATCGATGAATAAAGGGAGCGGCGTGAGGATAACATAATTTAACATACTCTACATATAAGAAGAAAATTAAAGCCATAATCCATGAGTCCCCATGAGAAGTTTCCTTCCCACCTGAATACATGACTCCCCTTATAATACGCCAGATAGTTCCAGGCTGCAAAGTAATTTTATTCGTAACATGATATAGTAGCAATGTATAAAGTCGTTTCAACAACTTTCTTTGAGATCCATTCATCGCCGCCCAATTATAATATCGAGCACCAGAAGCCAAATACAGATATAGTTGCCAATCCGTAATATGCTTATCTAAACCCGTAATATCCCCATCAACCCAAAACAGGTCAGGATTATTATAGTTCAGATAAGTGGCTAACTGATACCATCCACCATTCCATGCAGAACAGCCTATAGCTATCATAGCTCCCCTTTCCATCAACATTCGGTCTTTATGTAACAATTCTGATAATAACGTTAGAGTAACACACGGTATAAAGAATTCTCGTGCTCGCATCATATAAAACATCATATCCGCGAACCTCTTCTCATACAATAATCGCACCTCTCGTTTCCACTTAGTAACATTTAAAGGTAAAAAATTATTTATAATATCTTCTATCTCTTGTTCTGTTGCACATGCATAAATTATACGATGTAACTCCCTTGCTGCAGCTTCAAAC